GTGGCCATCATCGCCAATCCGTCGCCTGGTCCGAATCGCACCGTGGCCGATTTCGTGGACGAATACATATCGGACGTGCTCCTGTACGGGAACCATGTGTCTTTGATCGGACCGCCTGATTCCACCGGATGGCCCACCATGTTGATCCCCCTAGATGTCACCGCCATGGGGGTGGCGCGCGATCCGGAAACGCTCCAACCCATTTACGCCCTCGAGGGGGTGGACGAACCCCTACCGGCGGACCGGATCTTTCATGTGGCGATTGACAAGCGAAGCGGTGAGCTCCGCGGCCGCGGGGTGTTGCCCACCCTGTCCGGTGCCATCGGCGCCGCCCTGGCCGCCGACGCCTACGCCGGCCGCTACTTCTCCGAATCCGGTGTGCCATCGGGGACCATCACCGACACGCGGCCGAATCTCACCCAGGCCCAGGCGGACGAATTGAAATCCAAATGGATGCAAGCGGTGAGCGGGACACGCGCGCCGGTGGTGATTCCAGGCACCACCACCTTCGCGCCATTGGCCACCGACGCGGACAAAGCCCAACTAGTCCAGGCGCGCCAATGGGACGCCACCATGGTGGCGATGATCCTGGGGGTGCCGCCCTTCCTGCTGGGGATCGAAACCCAAAGACACACCTACACGAACGCGGAAACCGAATTTGGCCGCTTCGTGTCCACCACCATCCTTCGCCTGTTAAAGCCGCTCGAGCAACAATTAACGCTTCAGTGTTTGCCGCGTGGGAACACCGCCGAATTCTGGACCGGCGCCCTGTTGCGCGCCGACACCATGACGCGCGCCACTGCTTCGGTGGCCCTATTCGGCGCGGGGATCATCGACCTGGGCGAAGCGCGCGCCCTGGCCGGCTTCCCCAGCGAAGGCGGACCGCCGGCCGACGCCGCGCCGGCCCTCGCCCCTTCGAGCTCCGCACAGGCCGCCGCACACCTGGCCCTAGTCACGGAAGGATGATCCGCCATGGGTAAAACCCTCACCCACCTATTCGCCACCACCTTCGAGGTGCGCGACGCCGGCGACGGTGCCGAGGGGGACACCGATGGGCGGACCCTGGTGGGCCTGGCGGTGCCCTTCGATAGCGAAATTGATGTGTCGGATTGGTGGGATGACTACACCGAAGTCTTTCGCAAGGGCGCATTTGCGAAGACCATTCGCGACCGCGCGAAGCCGGTGCCGCTTCTGGCCCATCACGCGCACCGATCCCTACCCATTGGGCGCGCCGTCCGCCTCACCGAAACCGACGCCGGCCTGGAAGCGGAATTCCACCTGACCGCGGGGGTGCAACAGGCGGACGAAACCCTGGCCCTGGTCCTAGATGACGCCCTGTCCGGCCTGTCTATCGGCTTCGAGCCCATCCAACACCGCGAAACGAAGGGACCGAACCGCACCCCACCGAACGCGCGCGACCTGATCGAACGGACGGAGGTGGCGCTACGCGAAGTAAGTGTGTGCAACTTCCCCGCCTTCGCCACCGCCGGCGTCACCGGCGTCCGTGACGCCCAGGGACGCCATCCCACCCTGGCGCATTTGGCGGCCGAACGCGTCCGCCTCGAGGGGGCCCGCCACACCCTGGTGGACCGCTGGGGCCGCGTGGAACGGATCCGGTGAAACCCGCACCCTGTCTGGCCTACCTGAACCCCCTGGGCCCTGGGGACGCCTGCCCCAGCTGCACCCACCGCGTCCTGGCCCATGACTTAGAACAGGTGTGCGCGGCCTGTTGGGTACTGAGTGAAGGCGGAATCCCCGCGGAACGGCCGGCGACCGGCACCGCGCCTAGTTCCACCGATCCCCCCATATCGACGCGCTAGCCTTCGCCCTCGAAGGGCCGGCCGGCGGCCGGTGGCCCATTAGCTAGGGCGCCACCACCGCGATCCGTGAAGCCACCCAGGGACCATCCGAAGACTGACAACCCTGGAAGGTGGCACACATGCCTGGAATCTCCCTGGTGGATGTCCTCAGACAATCCATCGATGAATTGCACGGACGCATGGGCGCGATCGAAGCCGGCGCCGTCGCGGACAACCGCGACACCCTGACGGACCTGGAACAGTCCACATGGGACGAATTGCGCGGCGAAGCCGAAGCGAAGACGGCGCGCCTGGAATTGCTGGTGGGCCGCGGTGAACTTGACGCGCGCGCTGGTGACCTCATGGCGCGGATCCGCTCGAGCTCGAGCTCGAGCGGGGACGGTGATGACGCCGGGCCCGGGCGCGTGGCAGGGGACACCTTCCCCTACCGGACCCCTGGCGATTACGTCATGGGGTACATGCGAAGCCGCCACGGTGACGCCGGCGAATCGGCACGCTTCACGCGCGCCCTGGCCGATGTCGTATCCAGCGGGACCCCTGGCCTGGTGCCGCCACAGGTGACCGGCGATGTGCTGGGGGTGTGGCTGGGGAACCGCCCATCCATCGACGCGATGTCAAAGCCGGCCCTTCCGCCTGTCGGTATGGAAGTCCAGCGGCCGCACATCTCCCAACACACCGATGTGGGCCCGCACACCGAAAAAGGGCCGGTGGCTTCGCGCGCGTTCACCCTGGACCTGGTGAAGATCCCCCTAATGTCCTACGCCGGTGGGGTGGATGTGTCCTGGGAGCTCGCGAACCGCTCGAGCCCTGCCGCCCTGGACATCGTGTTTCAGGATCTCACCGCCATCTACGGCCGCAAGTCCGACCAGGCCGCCATGAACGGCATTAACACGAACGTGACCCAGGCGGTGACCTGGGACGGTACGGCCGCCACACTGGCGAAGGCGGTGGCGGACGCCGCGGTGATGTGCGCCACGAACGGGGAAGAAAACCTATTCCCTGACACCGTATGGCTGGGCCTGTCCGCCTATGGCCTGCTGGCTAGCCTCACCGACACCGGCGGCCGTCCCCTGTTCCCCTTCCTCGCACCGATGAACGCCTACGGCACCGCGGACGCGGTGGGGAACATTTCGTCCGTCATGGGACTTCGGCCGGTGGTGGATCCGTACATCACCCCCAACACCTTCATTGTGGGGCCGGCGGACCAGGCGGAATTCTACGAAACGCCTGGGGCGCCGGTGCAATTGTCGGTGGTGGATGTCGGGGTGGCCGGATACAACATCGGCGTCATTGGGATGTGGGCCGCCGCCGCGGTGGACCCCGCCCAATTCTGCAAGATCACATCCACCGCCCTTCCCCTGGCCGAAGGGACCGAAGCCGAAGCCAACGGCGGGAACGGCGCGAAGCGCGCGAACGCGAACGCTGGGAAGTAGATGACGGCGCCGAGCTCGAGGGAATCCGGCACCTGGCTAACGGTTGCGGAATATAAGGCTTATGCCCGCATAGATCCGGCGGACACCACCGATGACGCCGCGATCACCGAAGCCGTGGACGCCACCATGGAAGCCCTCGAGCTCCGCGCGCCTGTCGCCTTCGCCCTGGACGACACCGGCGCGCCCATCTTCCCTGTCGTGCCGCGGTCCGTCCACGAAGCCGGCCTATTGCTCACTAACCGCCTGATGTCGCGGCGTAACAGTCCGGACGGTGTGGTGGGGGTGGTCGATATGGGAACGGCGCGCGTGATGTCGTATGACGCGGACATCACCGCCCTGGTGTCACCGTGGACGGAAATGGTGGTGGCCTAGTGGGATCGGCCGCGGACGCGCTGGACATTTGCGAAAAGCTCAAAGCCGCCGGCATCCGCGCCACCACCGACACCGGCGCCCTCAATCCCCCCGCGGTCCTGGTGCCGCCGCCACGGCGGAACTATGACCTGGCCTGTGGCTATTCACAGGTGTGGAACGTGGAAGCCATCGCCCCCGCCATCACCGGCGGGGACCGCGTGACCTGGGCCCAACTAGATGACCTAGTGGACGCGGTGGCCGCCACCTTCGCGGTGGAAACCGCGATCCCGCGCGCGTACGTCCTCGAGGGGAAAACCCTTCCGTCCTACCTGGTGACATTCACAACTTCTGGAGGTGACTAGATGATTAACGAATCCCGCCTGCACAACGGGACCTTGCAACTAGGTCCGACAGGGACAGGACAATTGGATATGTCCTGTCAGATAACCAACGTGCGCCTTACGTCCGCCTACAGCGATGACGGAAACGCGGTGACAACCCTGTGCGGGGACACGAAGCCGGCGCCGCGAAAGTTAGATGGCCACAAGCTCGAAGGGACCATCATTCAGGATTTCGACCTGGACGAAGCCTCTGGCGGTGTCGTGGCCTACCTGTGGGCCCATGGCCTAGAAGTGGTGGCTTACACCTTCACCCCTGACGACACCGCCACCGCGCCCACCGTCACCGGCACCCTGCTAATCGAAATCCCAGGGGACACCTTCGGTGGCGATGTCAACACGCGCGTCACATCGGATTTCGCCTGGAACCTTCAGGAAAAGCCCACCTTCGCCTGGGCGGTGGGTGGACCGCTCGAAGCCTCGAGCTCGAAGGGGAACGGGGAAAAGAAAGCCGCCGCGTAGGTGGCCACCACCGTGCGCGTCATCGGCGCGATGCAACTAAACATCACCATGACCGCGGCGGCCGCCGAGCTCACCGACATGGCCACCGGCTTTTCCGAAGTCGGGGACATCGTGGCTACCGCCTCGAGCCGCACCGCGCCGCGCCGCACCGGCGCCCTGGCCCAGTCCATGGGACACGAAGCCGGTGGGAAGAACACCGCGGTGATTACGTCACCGCTTATCTACGCCGGCCCGATCCATTGGGGCCGGCCCTCGCACAACATCCGCGC